CCCCTGCCGGGCTGGTGCCCGCTGGAGAGGATGCAGGGGTGGGAGTGATGCATGACAAACGCGAGTACATATGGCTGCCACAGAGCACGAGCACGTGGCAACGTCCGATGACACAGAGCACGTCCATGGACATCCCCATCAAGGCGCTCGGTGCACTGTTCGAGACGAAGCTGGAAGAGAATCTGAGAGACGAGGTGAACAAGGTGATGGATGAAGCGAGCAAGGACAAGGCGATGCCGGCATCGGTCGTGTACCATGAGTGTGCGGACGAGCTGAGATGGCTGGTGAACAGCCTGGACAAGGCGATGGATTGTCTGGTCTCAGGCGATATGATCGCAGGAGGCGTCAGGCTCCAGAGGGTGCTGGACAAGATGCAGGAGACCGAGAGGAAGTGGTGGGCGATGGCCGAGAAGACGGAGGGAACGGATGAGTGACGCCGAGCAGTTCGTCATGTTCCATAAGATCATGGAGCTGAGGGAGACAGTGGTGGAAGTCGGTTGGCTCGACATGCCCACCGCAGTGATTATCTCCGTGGTGCTGGCAGTGCTGGTACACCTGGTGATAGGGGCCTGGTACTGGCGCAGACACTGGGATGACACAGAGATGCTGTCCTTTGCCCGTGCGCTGTCCGTGACGCTCGCCATAATCTTCGTGGTCCTCGCCTTTCTCATCCAGGTCGACGTCTGGGAGTACGAGACACTGTGCGAAACATACCGCGCCCTGTACGGACCGCTACCTTGGGAGGTGGCGTGATGCCTCCCGTGATGCCCGTGCCCCCACCCACCCTTATCACCGGTGGGGACGGAGGAGGTATCGTGGTGAGCGGGCCGTGGGCTATCGTGATATTGGCATGCATCATAATCCTGTTCATCCTGATCGGGATAATGTCATACGATGTGTTCCGTGATTACTGGGTTATGTGCAAGCATGAGAGGAAGATGAAGAAAAAGATCAAGGAGAGGAGGAAGAGAGAATGACAGAGTATGCGGTCGAGATCGTTCTGGTGCGTGAATCAGGACCTGTAAGAATCAATGCCCCCCTTCCCGACACATGGTTCGAGTGTCTCGTCATACCCTGCGAGAGCAAGGAGGGGATGGTGGACCTGCATTATGCCCTGCTGGAAAGATTCAGAATGCTCATGGAGCGTGGCATCATGGAGATGCACATCGATCAGCTTCAAATGGACGTGAACACGAAGGACATCAAAGCGATCTGGATTGCAGTGGATGGATAGAAGATACCCCACAGGGTGTTGCCCGGATGGAGGGTGGAGTATGAGTGGTGACATCGACCCCAAGAGGCTGAGGCTGACCGAGGCGGGGAGGAAGCTGCTGGACACGGGCATCAAGGACTGTCCGTTCTGCAAGAAGCAGCCTCGGGTGGACCTCCAGGTGAGGACAGGGAGATACTGCATAAGATGTAACGACCTGGTGGAACGTTCCCTCACCGACTGTGTTGGCATGGACACGTGCGACTGGACTCTGGAGAGGGCTGTGAGGAGATGGAACCGCAAGGTGGACAGGATAAACAAGAGGACTGAGGAGAAGAACAGGAAGGAGGATGGATGGAGATGGGTGAGGATAAAGTGATGGAACCGAAACCGTGCCCGCTCTGCGGACAGGAGATAAGGGTCGTGGATTGCGATGGTGTGTACTACGACTTCTGGTGCTTCAACTGCCTGCTATCCATGCAGGCGGACACATACGAGGAGGGATTGGAGAGATGGAACAGGAGGGTGGATGAATGAGTTGGATCGTATATGAGACGAAGAACAGGGAAGTCATCATGGATGAAACGGGATTCGTCTTCATAAAAGACAAAAGGGACCCACCCTGCATGGTACTCGGCACGGGCTGGGACCAGGTGAAGCACCAGCTGGAGAGGGAGGAGTGGCTGATCAAGGAGGGTTGGCTATAATCAAACTTAGGACCTGTCCCTTCTGCGGAGGGAAAGGTGAACTCGAGATTTCAAACCCTTGGGACCCTTATGAGGCACACGTCAGATGCGCGAAGTGTGGAATCGAGGGACCCCACGTATGGAGGGTGAATGATGAGGAGTTCAAGACGACAGCCATAAGGTTATGGAACAGGAGAGTGAAGGGATGAATGAGACAGTTCGGGATGACCCGTTCATGCAGGCTATCAGAGAATGCATGCAGCATGCGTATGAAAAAGAAATGAAGAGGAGTGAGAAGATGGTTAGAGTAGATGAGATGTGCAGATGCGACGTGAGGAAGAGGATGGACTTGGGAATGATTCCACCTATCCCCCTCCTTCTGGATGGATTCATCAAGGTATGTCCTTGGTGCGACAGGACCAATCCCTCTTGGGCGAAGAAGCAGAGAGCAGAGGAGAAGAAGGGGACGATGACCAAGAAGGAGATGATGATGAAGCTCGAGGAGGCGATCAACCCCATGGCGAGATCCGGCAAGAACTTCGCAGTATCCGTGGTGGGACTCGAGAAGAAGGCAGAGGATCCCAAGCCCCAGCCCAAGAGGAAGGTCTGGGTGGTCGTCAGGATACTCAGAGGGCTGGAAGGTACCAGCGACATCTGCGTGTTCGACACCAGGGAGAAGGCGGAGGACTTCCGCCGTGCCCTGTCCATGGCCGACACCTACGACTGCGTCACGAGGATGTACGAGAGAGAGGTCATCGAATGAATGCAAAAGAGTGCCTACAGGCACTGCTGGATGGCAAGACCCTCAAAGATAGAGATGACAGATATTGGAGGATGAGCGATGAGGGAGAGTTGCAGGTGAAATGGGAGATGAAAGATGATTGGATCTGTTCGGAAGCCGTATGGAATGGCGATTGTGTGATCCATGAAGAGTACACCCTCACATTCAAGGACGCCTTGAAAGCCATGATCGATGGCAAGGCCGTGGAAAGTGATGTTTCCAAGCGCAAATACCATCTCATGAACGTATATGGATATCATGAAACGTTTGTCGAAGTGGGCGACGAATTCTGTACAACGATCCTCACAGAGATCAAACTCTCCGAACAGATCGGCAAGTGGAAGGTGGTAGAGTGACCCTGACTGCTAAGGAGGCTATGCAGGCATTGCTGGACGGTAAGACGCTCCGCAAGGACGGGGTCGTCATAACCCCTGCAAGGTGGGGATTGTTGATGAAGTTCAATAACGGCACCTGTGAGAGGATCACACTGGAAGGCTGCAAGGTCGTCGAGGAATACCCTCTGACCTTCGAGCAGGCACTCAGGGAGATGCTTGACGGTAGAATCATGATGTGTGGGACGAGTGAGAGGTATGCATACAGGTTCCGTAACGGGGTGTTCGAAAGCTCCTGTCAGGATGATGAATTCACCAGATGGGAAAGATGTGCGATATTCGTACCCATGCAGGGATCCAAATGGAAGGTGGTCGAATGACCGATATCGAGACTAACTCTGAGTGGCACAGAATCAAGAACGCACACAAGAGACTCAGCAAACTCATAGATGATTTGGATGAGGGATGGGACTGGTTGTCCGAATGCGATGAGGATGATCCGATGATGGAGCATGCAGTCAAGCTACGGAAGACCGCTGACGTCCTACGCACTCTGTACACTCCTTTGGCGGTGACTATCAAGAGTATCGAATCCAAATGGAAGGTGGACGAATGAGGTTCATAGAGATTGATGGAAAGAGGTACGAGGTATCCGAATGCTTTAGATGCCCCTGCATGGCTGTGGGGGGAGGCGGATGGGCAACCCGTTGCAGACACCCGGAAGCATCCAGTGACAAGGAGGACTACTTCGGTGAGGAGGTTCCCGACTGGTGACCGTTGAGGGAAGTGGTTGTATGAGATACATAGAGATCGATGGAGAGAGGTACAAGGTACGGTATTGTTACGATTGTCCCTGTGTGGACAGCGGAGACGATGGATGGGGGGCCTGTTGCAGGCATCCTAAAGTATCCCTGTACAACAGCGCTGTCGATTACTTCGGTAATGGGGTTCCGGACTGGTGTCCGTTGAGGGAGGTGATTGAGTGAAGATCTAGCTCTGCTGTTTTCATGGTGACTGGTATGGGGTGGAAAGTGAGTATCGGCGTGACGCGGAATTCGAGGATGCCGAGGAAGCGATCCGCTACATGGCAGAGATGTATCGTCCGGATGGATCCGTAGGATGGTACATGTACCAAGTGTGGGTGGAAGAATGAGGATAGAGTTGAGAACGAAAGAAGGAAGGATCATCGGACTGCCGTTCGAAGACGGTTGTCTTTCCGTATCGCAGTGGAGCTGGGAGGAACTCCTCCAGTTCTGCCAGGTACGTCATGACTACAGGCCCGTGGACATCATGAGATATCCCGGCATACTGAAAATCACAGTGGAGTTGGTAGAGTGACCTCTGGCGGGATGGAAGAATACCCCCTTGATTTCGAGCATGCCCTCATTGCCATGCTGAAAGGCAAGGTCGTGAGAAATACCCTTATGCCTCACGTCAGAATGAGATTCCATAAGGGATGTTTCGAGGACGACATCGATGGAGATTGGGGGTCCACTCTAATCCTCATCGAAGAGTATAAGGCCAAATGGAAGGTGGTGGAGTGACCCGCTGTGATTACTGCACAAGAAAATCCGTTACAGATTTTCCTGACGTCGGTTTGCATTTCTGCGAACCGTGTGGCAGAGCATTCAGGGAAGGATTCGAGAAGGGTAAGGTATATGAGAGCGTGAGGAGAAGGAAGACAGGGAGAGTGAAGGAATGAAAGTGGAGAATTTGGAGATGATGCCCAGGAGAAGTACGGTAATGAGCGCGGGGTACGACATCTATTCCCCCGAGGAATATGAGTTGAAGCCCGGAGAGTGGACAGTCATAGACACGGGGGTGAGCTTCGATGGAACCGAGTACCCGTATTTCTGCCATCAGGGCAGACCGATTCCAAATGATGGTTATGCCCATACCGTCCGCGTGACCTATCCGACCAAGTGGTTCATGGCCATCGTGCCCAGATCCGGGCTGTCATTCAAGCACGGACTGAGGATCATCAATACGGTGGCTATCATTGACATGGATTTCCGTGACACCATCAAGTTGAAGATAACCGTAGAGGAGCCGTACACGCTCAAGAAGGGTGAGCGTTTCGCACAGGGCATCTTCCTCCCCTACTGCATCATGTCGGGAGAGATAACGCCCACAGAGAAGCGCGATGGCGGCTTCGGTAGCACCGGGAGGATGTGAGATGTACAAGCTGAAGATTGATATGTTCCTCCGTGCACCCATCGTGTTGGAGTTCGAGAGTGAGGAGAGTCGTGATAGTGTATGGATGCACATCTATAGAGAGCTCCGTGATGGTCACCTCTTCTCCCTCGACCCTGGTTGCGGTTACCAGGGATTGATAACCATCAACCCTGCCTATGTCAGAGCCATCGAGGAGGTGGAGGAATGAATCGCAGACGCATCGAGTCAGGGGGTACCACTTGGCTTATGTCCTCCTGTATCCAGTGCCCTTTCTACAAGGCCATCAGGGGCGATGACTACTGCGGAAAGGCACTCAGGAAGATGGATTCCACGGAGGAGTTCCCAGACTGGTGTCCCGCCGACAAGCTCTCGGGGGCGGTACAGTGAAGGTCGAGCTCGTAGCGTGCACCAACGTACTGGACAAGGATGGCCTGGGCCTCGGAGGAGCCGATCATGTCTGCAACCTCGCTGCCAAGAACTGTGTCTCCGAGGAGATGCCTCAGACGCATCACTTTGAAGACACGTACTTCTTCTGGGAGGATGAGGATTGCAAGTCACTGAAAGCGGCGATGTCCTCAGGCCACATGTCGATAGCCGAGAATGCTTCATTCACATTCTCTATCGAAGGAGTCTCCCGTGTCACGGAGATCCAGCTGGTGAGGCATCGCATAGGGGCTTCATACGCCATCCAGAGCGGACGCTATTGCTCACGTGACCCCACCAATTACGTCATGCCCGAATCGATCTTAGAGGATGTCGATGACCTTCTCGCGCAAAGAATCAAAGAGTATAATCGTGCACTCAGGTTACTCGATGACTGCATGGTGGAGAGGGGCATCAGCGCAGAGGACAGGAGGTACTTCTACCCGCAGGGCCTCATGACGAACATAGTCGTGACCGTCAATGCAAGGGAGCTTTTACATATGGCTTCAGAAAGGGGATGTTCTCGGGCTCAGACAGAAATCCATGAGATGGTCACGGAGATGGTCAGGCTCGCCAAGGAGGTCGCACCGGTCCTGTTCGAGCACGCAGGCCCCAAATGCCAGCGTCTCGGATACTGTCCCGAGAGGAAGGGGTGCGGTCGCTATTCCCCGAAGAAGGCATGACCATGTCCAGAGGATGCAAGACAAGACTGGATGCGGGGAGCAGATACAACAGGCTCACCGTGCTGGAGGAGGATACCTCGATGAACACGGGTGCCACGTGGGTGAGGTGCAGATGCGACTGCGGGAACATCACTGTACTCAGAGCATATGATATCACTTCGGGCAAGATCAAATCCTGCGGCTGCCTTTGGAAGGAGCTCACCAGGGCCAGAGCCACCAAGGTGGAATATGACGGGAGGTCTCTGACAATCTCGGAATGGTCGGAGGAGACAGGGATCTCTGCAGAGGCCATCAAGGGCAGGTTGAGGAGGGGCTGGCCCATCGAAGTGGCTCTGACGGCCCCTATGAACACCAAATTCAAGGCCATCGGAAAACACCGCAGGAGATCCGGGAGGAAAAAGGACAAGGATACCATGGTGAAAGGGATCATGGTAGCTCCCATACTCGACCTGTTGGGCGAGAGGGACATGAATCTCAGGGAACTCTATGAGGCCACAGGGGCCAAGCAGAGGAACGAGAAGGAGACGGTGCGTCGCACCCTCCACCGTCTGCAGGAGAGGGACATAGTGTCCAAGGTGGGCATGACCAAGACTATCCACACGGTGGGGATATACCACCTGATAAAAGACGATGAGAGAGTCAAGGAGGAATGAGAATGAAATACGGAGCAACATTTTTCATCAGACTCGTGAACGACACCATGAGTGAGACGCTGTGGTGGGACGATGAAGCCGACAGGGATAATGAACTGTGGTGCTTCGAAGCGGAGATGAACGAAGGTAATGCGAAGATCCTGCACATACAGGACCTCTCCATCGCATGTGACAGCCTCATAGCGATCAAGAAAATCAAGAAGACCAAGAAAACCAAGAAAATCGAAACAGGGGGCCTCTGAGTCATGTTGGAACAAAGGTTGATCGAGGATTATTTCCCCCAACAGATATTCTGGGTCGTGAAGGGCCTGGGAGTATTCAAAACCAAGGAAGAAGCAGAAGAAGCTCGTAGAAAAGCAGGCTTAGTTACAGATGAGGAGGAATGAGGATGGATTTCGGAGATGTGATCAGGAAGATGAAGGAAGACGACAGCAGGAGGTTCATGAGGCGTGGATGGAACGGCAAGGGCATCTACATCCAGCTCCAGAACCCCGATGAGGGGAGCATGAACACACTGCCCTACATCTTCATGGTGACCAACCACCTGATCTCGGACAACCCTGATGCGCCCCGCGGTCGTGTCCCGTGGCTCGCCAGCCAGACCGACATGCTCGCAGATGATTGGGAGATGGTGCAGTGAACAGGTTGGATTTCGGCTCTGTCCTGCACAAGCTCTCCAAAGACCCCACAAGGAAGTTCAGGAAGATTCACTGGGATTCGGGTGTGTACATCACAGTGAAGGAGTACACAGGTCTGTCCATGCCCATTGTGGTCATCTACAGGGGACCCAACAAGCAGACCATCCCGTTCATACCCGGCTCGGACACCTTGCTGTCATGCGATTGGGAGGCGGTCGAATGATCCCCAGATGCATAGCGTGTCAAAAACTGATTTTCCGCAACCGCATAAGTGTGGAGATCGGCAACAAGGATGGTACGAATGTACAGTCGTTCAAAATCCATGAAAGATGTACTGAAAGATTCCTCAGAATGCTCCCCCTCGAAGAAGAGGTGAGCGAATGAGATTCTCATGCCGGTTCTGTGGAGACGTGTTCGACAAGGAGGACATATCGGTGCCTATGGACGACCCCGGGTGGGTATGGATGCGTGAAACTTGCCCCAGATGTCACAGGGGTATGGACGATTGGTATGTCTCCGAAATATGGGAGAAGCATTGGATATTCCTCGCCATCAGGCACCAGAGGAACGTGGAGGTGAGCGAGTGACCGGCAAGGCACCGTTCCTGTGCAAGACCTCCGGGGCGAAGGAGATTGTGGAGTATCTCAAGACCCACGGCCCTGCCACCACCAGCACTATGAAGGCCGATGGGCTCGAGTTCCACAGGGGCTTGACCAAGAGGATGCATGAGCTCGGTATCATCCGCCCTGCCGGATATGAGAACAGCGCCAGGATATGGGAGTTGGTCGAGTGAGGCAGGAGGAGATCCTGACAGGGCTCCGCGAGCTCGGTCCGAGTACGATAGAGGAGCTTTCGATACATATCTGCGGATATTGTGATTACAATACCAGGAACAGTGCAAACATCAGACTCAACACCCTCTGTAGACAGGGGTTCGTGAGGAAGATAGGAGTGAGACAGAAGCCTGAAGGTGCAAAGGGGCGCCGGTCACCTATATGGGAGTTGGTCGAGTGAAACCCATAGAACTGAGAGCGGTATGGGAGCAGTCCGATGGGGACTGCCTCGTGAGGGATGGCATCTACGTCACGGACTCGTGTAAGTTGAATGGTATCCACGAGATGTTCCTGAACGACCCGATGGGCATGCCCACCGTGGTGGAGATAGTCATGGAAGGATTCGAGGAGGAATGAGATGCATTGTATCGAGATACATCTGGATATCGTATCGAAAATAGGTCACATCAATCGTCCGCCCATGATGATGACTGCGACCAGCAATCCCGATGATTCCGGGGTGGTGGACTACTTCATGGAGAAGGTCGTATCCATCCCCTTCGTGGATGAGTCCGAGATGGAGGCTGCCTTCGAGAACATGATGGACAAACTGGAGGGCGGTGCGAAGTTCCTGCGGATCCGGGGGATGGGCATCGCTACAGCCAACATATTCCTGGTGGAGATGGTGAGGCATGTCGAAGTATGATGAAGTCCAAGCTCAGCTGGATGCATGGAGGCAGGAGTATCCTGAGATCTTCATGGACCCCTCCTCCCCTGTTCCCGTATCCTTCGGAGGATACGAGGACATGGGCCTGACGATGGGATTATGCAGGTCCTGGAGGACATGGTCGGAGATCACCTTGGGTCACAAGTTCGAGCACAGGAAATTCGGATGGCTGGAGAGATCAGTACTGTGGCATGAGTTCACCCATGCCATAGCATACCACGAGGACAAGATCGGGGACAAGCACAACGACCACTGGAAGGACATCCAGAAGCAGAAGCCCCTGCTGGTCCTCGGTGACTGGATCGCGAAGCTCACATACATATTCATGAGGGGCTGATGGTGATGATCAATCTGATTGATATCCCGACACTGGAGATCCTCGAGTTCTTCTTCGGACATCCCGATACCACCATGAGCGATTTCCATGGCACACGCACCCATCAGGACAGGATGCCCGTGCTGGAGGAGTGGGGACTACTGGAACGGAGCAAGGATCCATTGAATTACAAAAGGAAATTGGTCCACATCACTCCGAAAGGTATGTCTGTACTGTTCGCCATGTACAATGTGCGGGATGCGATGGAGGGAGAATGAACCGTATAAACCACATCATCATGATGAACATGATGGAGAACATCATCCTGGAGGCAGTGGGTGTGCCCGCACTCCAGGCCATGAACGACTACACCACGTTCAGGGATCTTGCGGATGCCATCCGCAGGCCTGGACGCAGGACCAACGGAAACGCTTTCAACTAAGACATATATTCATACTCGGAGGTATCAACATGAATCTCTTCAAGAAGAAATCATTCTGGCAGTCCCTCCAGGACGATGCCGAATTCATAAGACAGCGTGTGAACGACCACCCCGGCATGGCAGAGGCCAAACGTATCCGCGATCCGATTCAGAGGACCGAAACGATCTTGGATATCGCCATGTCCGACATGGAGATGATGCGTGTCCTGAACGCATATCTGGCTCAACAGACCTTCAGGACCAACAAGATCTGCCTGGCAGTCCTTGCCATATCCAGCATGATGGACATCATGATCTTGGCATATCATTTGGGAGTGATCGGATGAAGATAATGGAAGCACTCGCAGAGATGAATCAGGGGAAGACGGTCATAAACGAGGACCGTTCAGTCATCCTGTACATCGAGGACCCGCCTTCCGCAAGACTGATGATGAAATATGCGGACGTCAACGATTTTGACTTCGGATGGATCGGACCCTGCGACATGACCATGCAGGAGATGGATGAGGAGGATTGGACCGTGACGTCCGAGTACCATCTGACGTTCATGGAGGCCATGAGGCTCATGGACAGCTTCGATGGGGGTGGACACGAGGCCATCGTATCCTGTGAGACCAACCCCAAGGCCATGTTCCGCTACAGGAACGGCAGGTTCATCATGAACATCGACGGCGATGAGACCGACGAGGTCGCATTCACATCCGCACATATCAAGAGCGGATGGAAGATGATCGAGTGATGAGCAGAGAGGATCTGCAACCCAAGGCCGATCGCGGACCGCTCTGTATACAATGTGAAATGAGCCGTATGAGGATCATGAAAACGGCAGAGATGATCGATGGGCAGAAGATATTCGTCGAGTATCTGTCCTGCCCCAGATGCGGTTCCATCATCTGCCGTCAATAAACCCCTTTCATTTTTATATTCAATACACATACAGTCATTGGTACGGGTTCGTACAAGTGATCCAATGGATGGGAAGGATTGGACCGACATTTCCCTTGCCATTGCATTCCTGGAGGAGATGATCCGTAACGGAGGGATGTCGTTGAGAGTATACGACGGCATGACCAAAGTACTGGATGCGATGAAGGATCTGAAGGTCATATTGGATGGTGAAAGAGATGCCAAGGAAGAAAACAGTGACAATCGAAACGTGCGCGATATCCGCGACACCCTCGGTGAGTAAGTCAGAACTAGATGAGATGTCCGATGAGTTAAGGGACACCCTCAACAGATACGACGCCTATGTTGATGATAGGTTCGACGGATTGGAGAAGAACTTCAACATCCTGGATAAATCCATGATGGAAACCAGGACGGCAGCCCGTGAATTGAAGAAGGAGGTCACAGGACTGCGTGAGGTCGTATCCGTTACCAGTGACACCCTGGCACAGGAGATGGAACAGAATCTCAGGGAGTTCGAGGAATTGAAGGAGAGGTTCAAGACCATCGAGGAGAGGATGGTCACAGGGGACCGCCTGCTTGAGGAACTGAAGAGGTTCGTGGATCAGGACAAACACACCAAGGATCTCAACATGGTATTCAAGGCACAGGATGTCCTGAAGGACGAGATCGTCGGAGAACTCGAAAGGTTCGAGGACACTACGACCGCACAGATGGAGGAAGTCGTGGACAAGACTTCCATAGCCTACAGCCGTGTCAACGAATTCGACAAGATCCTTGTCGATCAGATGGAAAAGATAGCCGATCAAACAGAGATGATGAACGATGTGTGCGATCAGATGGAGGTTGTGGAAGAAGATCTGTGCTTAACCAAGGCTGAAGTCCATAGAGAATCCGGTTGGTCCATAATCTTCGCAGGCATCTCCGCTGGGTTGTGCGTTGCCATGGGCGCAGTCATGATCTGGCTGTTGTTGTGATATAATGGAGACCAATATCAACCTCATGGTAGGGTTGAGGATGTCCATGAAAGAGTATGAAACATTGAACAGAGGTGCCAAACACAAGGGCATATCTTTGGACAGATATCTCATGGAGATGATCCGTAAGGGCATGTCGGAGGGATCTGATGGCACTGATGGACATCCTTAAATCCAAACTGATTCCGGACGCAGGTCCGATAACCGTCTTAGAGAGATCAGGAGATGATAGAATGATATCAGACAACATTTCAACGCCCAATACAGGATACAATGAGATCAACACCTGGGTAGACGCCCCGTCTCAGACAGCAATACCCACAGATACCTCCGGCAATACCAGAGTGATCATCATGGAGAAGGAGAACATGGAAAGTGATCCTGTGAACAAGCCCAACCATTACTGCAAGGGAGGTTTCGAGCTCGGTGAGATCCTCTATGTCTGGGGGCTGCCCCATCGTCGTGCCAGTGCAGTGGAATACATCATGCGCGCCGGCGATAAGGATCCTACCAAGGAGATCGAGGACCTCAGGAAATCCATCCGCAACATCGAGATGGAGATAGAGTACTTGGAGAAATACGGTAAGATCTGACGATGTCTGAGACGGACCCTCCTAAAACATACGAATCCCGTCAGAAGGGGAATGTCACGGGCATCCAGAGGATGGTGGCCAGGAACCTGTTGGACCGCATGTCCACGGACACGAACTTCATCGACTATCTGCAGGGAAATGGGTTCTCCGATATCGAGATCTTCGCCAGGACCGATCCCGGTGGGGATGGCGTGATATGGTTGCAGGATGAGGTCACCACCCTGACCCTGTTCGTCCCTACATTCGAACAGACCCGTGGGAACATCGCCACGGTATATCGTTCCATCAAGACCCTGGTCAGGGAATACATCGATGAGGGCAAACAGAGGACCTGGATGACATTGGACATCCCGGATTTCCCCATGTGGTCGGATCTGGAGACGCGCAATCCCCTACCATACGATGATGAGAGTCCGCCTGATGCCTTGGAAGGAGTGAATCTGGATCTTTCCCGGGCATTCGGAGTCATAAGGGACCACTGGTACATGTTCCATCGTCATATCGGACCCAATGTGGCGGAGGGGAGATCCTCCAGGAATGAAGCCTCTGCGATGCTGAGCTATCTGTACGAATGCATGGGGCTGATGGCCAAGGATGTGATACACATCGGTTCCAATATCGGCCTGCGTCCTGTATCCTTGCCCATGAACCACTTCTGGAGGAGCCCGTCTGACCCGGACCACCCCTACATCCCATATTATCTGGACATAGAGGTGGTTTCCGGAAAGACGGTCCTCGGAAAACTGAAGGAGGTCACATTCAAGGATGGTGGAGTGGATCTCAGATTAAGAGGGGGGATACGCATGTGGATCCCGAAAAGAGCGATATCCAACAAGATGGATTATCCGAAATTCAAGGGACTGTACGCGGGACCGTCGGGAAGTACATTGAAAGTAGGTTATAGGTATGAGAGAACCAACGAGAGAGGAGCATCTGAGGTTGAGGGAGATATGGAGATCCTGCAGGAAGAGGACCATGAATCCGAGATGCAAGGATTACCCGAAGTACGGGGGGAGCGGGATCAGGATGTGTCCGGAATGGAGGGATGATTTCGACACATTCCAATCATGGGCCATGGAGAACGGATACAGACAGGATCTGACATTGGACAGGGTCTGCAACACCCGGGGATACTTCCCTGGGAACTGTCGCTGGGTATCCAGGAAGGCTCAGGCAAACAACCGTACGACCGCATCGTATTACACGGTGAATGGTAAGACCCGTACGCTCGCCCAATGGAGTAGAATGTACGACATCCCGGCACATGTGATCCTCCATAGGATAGAGAATGGGTGGGATGTGGAACGTGCTATCACAGAACCCCGTCACGTAAGGAAGAAGAGGGAAAGCGATGACGAAACGCAGTGATTACACAGGGATGAAGTTCGGATGGCTGACAGTCAACGAATATGTGGGCTCCGATAGCTACGGTAATGCCAGATGGGACTGTACATGTGCCTGTGGCAATCATACCGTGGTGACCTCGACCGCACTCAGATCCGGCAGGACACGCTCCTGCGGATGCCTCCGCGGGGCCAAGTACCTATACGAGGGACTCAGGTTCGGAGCATGGACCGTGATCGAGGAGAAGGCACCCAAGGATCCGAAGGTACTGTGCCAATGTGATTGCGGAACCGTACGCAAGGTCTACCTGTCCAATCTGAAGAGAGGCACCAGCCTGTCTTGCGGGTGTATGAGCAGGATCAAAGAATGATTTTTCCCTTTCCCTTGTAGCGCGAATCTTCGGAAATGTTGAAGGGAAAGGGAGGGGCTAATGCCCCGTTTTCATCACAGGGTGTCGTCCTGAAGTCCGACCAGCCTGCTGTGCTGGATGAATGAATCGATACGTGTCTCTGCACGCATGTGGATGACATTCAGTTCCTGCAGCTTGCGGGTGATGGAGGGGTTGGCGTTGCTGTAGAGTGCAACGGGTGTCAGGATGGACATCCAGATATGGTCCAGATCGATAAGAGAGATATCTCCCATCTTGGTGGTGGAGACCTTCTTCTTGGAGTAGTCGAAGTTGAGGTTTCCGCTGTGGATGATCGGGACCTTGTTGTATGTGTTGACATACAATCCCATGTCACGTCCAGGCATGGTCTTGACACCGTTGAAGTCCCTCTGGACGAAGACGGTATCGAGGAGGACCTGGTTGGCCTGCATGAGTGCTCCGAGCTTGTCCTCTGCGATGTTGGACATTGCCCAGATCTTGTTGTTGGGGCTTGCGGAGTCTGCCCAGTTGACTGCGGCAGTCCTGTATGCGAGCCTCATTGCCTCAAGGGACAGGGTCTTTCCCTGCATGTCGATGACGTTTGCATCAAGGTTGGACTCTCCGTTTGCACGGTAGTTGTAGAAGTCTCCGCGGGATGCGGTCCTTCCACCGTAGGGGGAGACCATTCCCTCATCGATGGTCTTTCCGTTGACGGTCCTTCCGATCTCAGAGTATCCGGAGAGGAGCCTGTGGATTCCATTGAGTGAGGTCTCGATTCCGTTCAGGACAGGCTGGGGGTTCTCGATAGGCCTGAGGAGGGATTTATCGAGCAGATCGGAGAAGTTCCTGGAGATCTTGTCGACGTAATCCTTCTTCTGGATGGTATCATCCTTGCTCTCGAGTGCTGCCAATCCAAGACCGTAGTCGTAGGAAAGGGTGAGGTCCTTGAAGGGCTGCCTGAACTCAGTGACAGGCAACTTGATGGAGTCGGGGATGTAACCATCCTGGATGGTGGTTGCTCCGATTCCGATGAAGTCCTCGGGTGCGAAGTCGGTAAGACCCATCTGGATGTCCCTCTCGGTGGCAAGACCGTAGGAGGCCGCCTCGGTTGCGATCCTGACTCCTTCATGCTGATAGGGACGGGCACCGATTGCGGTGAAGATGTTGTCGTTCATGAACATCGCGGCGGTGATGTACTTACCGTAGATCGCGTTGTGGTATCCGTTCAGGAAGTCGGTTGTATAGACCGCGGATCCTGCGGATTTGCTGATTGCTGTAGCGTATGCGCCGTTGTAGAAATCCTCAACGAGGTCCCACATGGCGTCGCCTCTCTGGGGATATGTGGTCCCCAGTTTGTCGCCCATTGTGACATAGTTTCCACTAGACATGTTTTCACCTGTTTTTCTCAGAATCTCGTCTGAGCCACATGTAATTTAAAGTTTTCAAGATCCTGCTTCACGACCTCGTAGGGATCGACCCCCTGGCCCATGCGCACGGGATTTGTCTGGGATTTCTTCACATTGCCGAGGGTTGGCGGTGTGATGTCCCCATTCACCGATGTGGAGAATCCGGGACGGTCGCTCTTCGCGAGGGCCATCATCTCCTGGAGGGACATGATGGGTTTTCCGTTATCCTCTGCCTTGTGTACAGGCTCATCCATGTCTGGAAGTTCAAGCCTGGTTTTGGTTCCCTCAGAATCGTCGCCCTCACCCTCTACTGCGGGTTTTGCAGTTGCCACGGCCTCGGGCTTCTGCTCCCCACGGGTGTCGTCGGTCTCCTCGGGAGAGGATACCTGATCAGCGACAGTGAGGGGGCTATGGTCATTGGTGTCCATCCTGACTACAGGCACCGCATAAGGTGCGTTGCCCTTCTTGACATCCGTGATGGGTGTCGCCGTCACGATGGAGTCCGGGTCCTGTTTGCCACCGAGGTCGGTAGCGGACTCGTACGTATGTGCGGTCACGATGGAATCTGCATCCTTGGAACCTCTGGAACCCATGGGGGTCTCGAAGATGTTCCTGGCTGTGGTGATCCTGTCATCTCCCTTGATGAGAGGGGACAGTCCATCCGGTCCGATTCCACTCTGATGGGGTGCGGAGAACCCTCCGTTGGACATGAGTGCCCTCATATCGGGAACCGCGAAGACCTCTGCATCATAGGATTTGGCGATCTTGGGTTCCTCGGGCTTCACATCATCAAGGATGGAAGGCTCTTCCGGAGGTTCGGGAAGGTCTGTGAGCTCGTCTGCGGATTTCTTCGCAGGCTCGGAATCCTCATCGTCCTTCTTCTCCTCTTTCTCTCCCTCATCTTTCGTCTCTTTCTCCTCGGATCCTCCCTCGGATTCCTCCTTGGGCGCGTCATCCTTCGAATCCTCGGATCCTTCCTCTGCGGGTGCAGGCTCCTCGGAAGGGGCATCACCCTCGGGTACAGGCTCTCCCTCGGGAACGTCGTCCACCATAGGGAGTCCACCCTCAACAGGGATCTCGGATTCTCCGGCATCGGCCTCGAGCTCGGAACCTGCAACAGGCAGTGTGAGATCCACCATTCCGCTCAGTGCGGACGTGATGGCGTTCTCGACCTCTGCCCACTGCATGACCTGCTCAGGCTGACCCGAATCGATTGCCTCATGTGCGGCCTGTTTGAGTGCCGCGATGAGCGCCATTGCCTTCTCGGAGACGTCAGGCGAGCCCATAGCTGCGCCTGCACCTCCATCCATCGGCATCTCCCCGCCATCTCCAAGGACGTCGTTCAGGAGAGTCTCGATCTCCTCATCGGTGATCTCCTCTCCCATCCCCTCGTCCACGGGCATGTCAGGGCCACCCTCCATCGGGGGCATCTCACCCTCAGGGGGCATGGGGCCTCCTTCCATAGGAGGGGCCTCCATCTGTTCTGTCTCGTCGTTCATCATATCCTCTCCTCCCATGGGCATGCCTACGGCATCTCCCTGGGATTCCATCCCCATCGAGGGGTCCTCCATCATGGGGTCCCCTCCCATGGTGGGATCTGTTCCCATCATGGCAGGATCCATCGGAGGTGCGTTCTGAAGGGCGGCATCCTCCCCTAGGAGACGGGGGATCAGATCGGCGGAACGCTCGGTGTCTGTCTTGACTCCTTGAAGCATCATCGCCAATGTGTCCAACTTGTCCCCGATGGCGGTCTTCTGGATACGATAGGAATTCTCGCGGAACTCCTCCCATGCTTTATCGCACTCTTCAGTATCCATAGGTCATTACCTGTGGGCTCCATGTACTCGGAGGTATTTAATTAATAGTCAGAAAAACCCCTCTTCAGGGGGTGCGGGCATCAGCAATCCATAGTCATCTCCGGACTTGCGGATGAGTCCCGCATCCAGCAATCTCATGAAATCGGAACGACATATCCTGCCTGTGACCATGCCATCCTTGTCCAGATATCCTTTGGTCACACCTCTCCTGAACTCGTTCTCTATGAGCTTGTCGATGGTGTTCACCATGAGCCCCTCTTCGCAACGTACGACCCCGTATCCACACTTCACGAGCTTGGATCTCTGAGCTCTGTCACAGGACTCCACCAGGACCCCTTCAGGTCTGACATGCATGTCTCCGAATCCCAGGGGTTCCAGGCTCTTCTTCAGCTGGTGCAGGGGGCAGTTGTCCCTATCGCGATGGATCTCGTATTCCACCACAGCCAATCTAAGGGATTCGTCATCATGGGACTTCGCCAGGCGTGCCTGGTCGTTGTACCAGAGCATCTTGCAGTGCTTGTTGGCAGGAACGGAACACAGGGATATCTCCAGGAGCTGTTTGAGGTCCCTGCGTGTATAGCATCCCCTCTCATCGCATTGGAACTTACCACGGTTCGCCTCTCCGCCCACTGACAATGAGCTGTGGCCTTTGACGAATGCCTTGCGGGCCTCATCGTATACGGGGCCCCCTCCGAAGACGTTGCCCCATATCTCGACACCCTGCATCCCGTCCTTGGTGATGGGACTCCAGTCCCAGGCATGTGCCACCTGGTAGTTGCTGTGGTTGTGCTGGATGTTGCCACCGAACCTCATGAAGTCATCCATGAGCTTGGCTATTGAATCGATGGTGATGAGCTCACCATCCCTGTCCACATCCTCCACGGATGCTATGGCCCGGAAGCTGAATGAGGACGGCAGATCCTTGCATGCACGCCATGCCTTACGGGATGCCTCCAGCACTTCCTCCTCGGTGGATGGGGAGCATTCGTTGTAGGTCTTCCTCCAGACCTCCTGATCCTTGTCATCCAATGAGCTGCGCACTTGAGACGGCAGTTCGAATATCGTATCGTACACGATCATCACCTTTCAATCTATATTCCTGGCCTTTGATGGCCTCACGTACCTCTACGCCCTCCATGGACCCCAATGCATGGATCGTGCGGCTCTTGGGAATCGCGGCCCTGGCACAGATCTCCGAGGAAGTCATCCACTCTTCGGTCAGTGCCTCCCTCACCTTGGAGATCTCTTCATCCGTCACCCCATGGTATTCACGGGTCACGGCTCTATGGACCTCATCGATGAATACCTGTGTACCGGATAAACGTATGGCCACGGTCTCCCTCTGTCCATCCCCCCGCTTATCCACGATGGAATTGGGAAGTCTCCTCACCAACGGAATGATCTGTCGGGACGTCAGATCCATCTCATATGCCAGATCCTTCAGACCTATCCATGTGTTACTGCGGTTGATAAGCAATATCCAAACTTGAAACGTTGCCCTGTTCATGGGTATGTACCTCTTCTGTAGTTTCCTCTGGGGTTCTTTCCACCGACTCCGCTGTATCCATCCCAATCATGCCAATGCATGTTGGAGGATTCCGGGTGTGAATGCACCATGCGAACCTCGATGGAATCGTATAATCCGATGGATACGCCCTCATCGCTCGGCTCGGCGAATCCGGACATCTGATTATCCAGCAGTATCTGACGCATCTTGTCCGCCATGAGATCGGCCAGAGATTCCAGATCGTGATCATCCAGATAGTCTTCTGGAACGCCGTTCCATACGAGGTTGACGCCGGGACGGAAGAACGGGGTCGGTTTGGAACCGAATCTCATCACATGATGGTATATGTCCTCCGCACGGGATGCATCCAAACCACGTTGCTCGCCCCATTTGATGAATTTTTTCCTGACATGATCTGGATCGGGATGATCCGATCTTTTTCTGGCCGGACCGGTACCGAATTCCACATACTCTGCATAGGGAGCATTCACCTCGACCAATGCGATAGGACCCTTGACCTCGGAAACGTAGTCGCCCAGCTCTTCAACCGGGTCTCCCTGGTCGCATTCCCAGGTGATTGTGCATTCCAAGGTCAGGGTCGGCATGATCACTCCATCGCATCGTCGGCTTCACGCTTGGACAGGTCCACCTCATCCTTCGAGTCGCCGATCTCTTCATCTTCTCTGCGGGCCGTACCCTTCTCGGGCGGGCCATCACCATCGCCGGGGCGGAGGCCTCCGTCTGCGATCTCCTGCTGCCCCATCATGGCCTGTTGTTGGGCCATGGCCTCCTGTTCCTTCCTCATGATCTGGTCGATGGGTTCCTCTGAATACCTGAACTCCCCATCCGCGAATGTGATGTCGAATCCGAGGGACTTCATCATCTGGGCCTCCTGCATCTTGTCCATCCTGCGCTTGGCATCGGTATGTGCCTTGCTGGGTCTGTTGATGCACAGTTCCCAATCGGTGATCTGAGGATACCAGGAGAGTATCCATTCACAGAGTCTATCGATACGGTTGTACTTGTCCATCAGGTACCTGTCGAAGATGGTGATCTGCTGGCTCTCGTTGTTCATGCCGCCAGATGCTTCCACATCCCCTGCGAACAGGTTGGGGACACCGCCATGGGCGCACAGCCTGTCACGGATGTCCGCCTTGGCCTGAAGGGCCTCTGCACCGTCCTCGGTACCGAGCTCCAGGGTCTGCGCCTTCATTTCTGCCGTTCCGGACAGCTGAGGCGGAGTGCATACAATGGGGATGGAGTTGTCGTTGGTAGCCAGGATGTCCTGGATGGCCTTTGTGATGTCCTCCACATCCTCATCGGAGAATCCGGGGAGGATGACCATCTTACGGACGTATCCGAACTTGTAACGTTTGTAGAAATGCTTCTCCAGGTAATGGTATGTCAGGAGGTCGTCCTCTATGTCCAGCCATATGGGGATCCCATAGGTCATGGACTGGGAATACCAGTGGTCCTGATAGACCTCCTCCTTGGTATAGAGCCAGTAGTTACCCGTGGCTGCCGGATCCTCTCCGATCTTCCAGTATGCGGGATACAGACGCTTACCGTCCTCGGTGGCGATGTTCACCGCATCCTCATCGGTATCCATGTTGATGAGCATGGATCTGTTGTCACGGGTGAATGCCCATTTGGTACCGGGCTTACCCGTCTGATCGTAGAGGTTCTGAACATATTTCGGGTCCTGTGCCAGGAACTCGAGGGGATATGCACGCACCAGCTTGCCCGTGGATTCATCTACGATGTCCCCTGTGACACAGAGCATGTATGCCTGGTTGCAGAGGATCTCGGACTCCCCATAGGACTTCAGGACATCCAGAAGGGACTGCCCGTTGTCGTTGGCCTCCTCCAGGAGACTCTTGCCGTTTGGTCTGACGAAGTACTTCTTCTGGGTTGGATCGGGTCTGCGCAGCTGGTATCCTCCGCATGAGGGACACCGAGTCACGAATCCCTGCAGCTCCTCTCCGCATTCCTCACACTTCAATGCGAAACGTGGACGGAAATCCAGGTCGTGACGGAACAACTCGGTGACGGTCCTGTTCACGATGGTGGACAGCACGGATACCTCGCGTTTGTACCAGTCCATGAGGGCGTACATGTACCAATAGGAGTTGTCCTCGGACCAACGATAGAACACGTTGGAGGGACGTTCCGCATTACGGATGGCCATCTGCACCCTGTTACCGGATGTCAGTTCCTTGGCGATGGCCGCGGAATCCACACCCATGGTGGACAGGGAGAGCGCCGGTGTATCTATTACGGCGGATTTTACCACCGCAGACCTTCTTTCTGAGGGCACTGCCCCTGCTACTCTTACCATATGGATCGACCCCTTATCATCTTACTTATATATTCAATCTGCCGTCGTGGCCACCACACGTCTGGACTTGCGATGACCGGAGTCTTCTGTCAACATGGGCGTCTCCTGACCTTTAGCCTCCACGACAACCCCATGTGCATTCAATAACATCGGGGCGAGACTATAGCGTATCGAATCGAGGCAATGATCGTAATCCTTGATAGGTTCGTCTTTGAAGTTGCCATCCTTATCTGTATCGTAACAGTAATTGTTCAACTCCATTATAGTGTTCTTACAGGAGGGATGGACGATCCAGTGGAATCCCTGAAGACGCTGGATACCGTTCCTCTTGGAATCGGGGCCCTTCAAGGCCGGTTTGACGTTGGGTAGGGCCCACTTGGTCGGTTCGGCATCATCATCTTCTTCATCGACAAACCCATTGCGCACCTCATACAGTCCTGTTTGAAGCTCGTAGATGGACTTGGGCTCCGCGGAATCGGCATAGATCGTTTCCTTACCATATCCCATAAGGGTGATCTGCTTGGCGATGTCCACGTTGCTCTTACCACGGACATACATCTCGTCATAGACCCAGAGCGTACGGGTCTTCATGTTCACCAGTACTGCTGCGAACGCATTGTACGATGCCACGAATCCGAAGTCCAATCCGTAGGTGGCGACCACGTCCGGGTCCTCCAGAACCTCCCTGTAATCGAACTCCGATTCCTCCCAGTCCGTATACACCAGACCCTCGGCTATACCCCAGTCCCCATCACAGATGACACGTGCCAGACGGGGGTTCTCGACGTACATGTCGAGATACCTCTGGATATCCACATCGTCCAGGAACTCGTTGTCCCTGAAGGTAGTGGTATCGTAGAAGACATTGCGTTTGGGTTTATCGAAGAACCTGGCCTTGAGCCAATGATGTTCGGACCAGGGATTGAATGTGATGGTGACCTGCTTCCACAGCCCGAGGGCGGGGTCCATCCTACCACGGATGGACATGCAGATCTTGTCGAACTCCTTCTCATTGGTGATCTGGGATGCTTCCTCGAACCATACCCAGCACAGATGACCTTTGGCCACGGAGATGGATGCGATCTTGGACGCATCATCGAGACCACGGAACAGTATCTTCTGTTTGGTGGGTTTGTACTCCAGCTCCACACGGGCCTTGTTGACGTTCCAGTATTCCGAGAAGCCCAATTGCTCTATGGCCCATTGGAGGTCCTGGAAACAGGAGTCCCTGATATCGGAGAAATAGCGGCGTATCACGAGGAGGTTCGACCCGGGATACGCCACCATCTTGGAAATGAAATCCAATGCGGCGGTCTTGGACTTCTTGGATCCCTTGGACCCTTTGACCACCCTGTAGAAGCACCTGGTGGTCAGGAAGTCATCATATCCGCGACCGACGATCTCCGATATTTTACGGGCCATGTTCACTCTGGGATCTCTTCATCATCCCTGTCATCGTATTGGAATCCAGGGGCGTTCTTCACTTTCTCGGAATCAGACTCTCCGTCGGGCGTGATATCGAATATGATCTGGGGAGTGTCCACTGTGACCGCCTGTTCCTTGGGGGGCGTATATCCTGCATATTCGAAGAGGAATCTGCGGGACTTGTCCTCACCGTTGGCGGCATCCAATCCAGCCTGGATGATGATACGGGTCTTCAGATCCGTGTTCTTGTCGGCGAATGACCTCAGGGGTTTCTCACCGTCCACATGTTCCACCGGACCGGAGGAGATGGGGGAGTCCAACACCGCGCGTATCAACAGTTTCAGATCCTTGCGTTCACGGGCCCTGTATTGGGCATCCGTCTCACCGGGGAGTCTTTCGAGATTATCTATCATGGTTACGTGATTGACTGCAATGTTTATAAATCAACGTCTGAAAGCGCCATCTTTGCGCATACGTCCGATGGGGGTCAGCCACTTGCAGCGAGGGCATCTATCGGGCATGGTCTTCAGGCTCATACCGAACTTGATCTTGCATCCCGGGCAGGTATATCCGTCGTTGATGTTGTCCACGATGTCCCCGCCCTCGAAGTTCTCTCCATAGAAGTTGAAGTACATCACGGCGACGTTGTCATCCAGGGCGAACTCCCTGGCATCCATCCTGTAATCTCCCTTGGTGGCACGGTACCTCTCCATATCCTCGCCATCCTCGGTCTTGGATACGAGACGGCGGATTCCGCGGGCCTCCTGGCGATGGATGTCCATCCTGAAACGGTTGACCGCATCCGTGTCCTGGACGACCCTGGCCAGGGTGTCGGGGGACAGGTACCTCATATCATCGTCTGTAAGGCTCTTACGCATCTCTGCATAGAAATTGTCACGTGTACGGCTCTTCTGTGACATGGTATCATCCAATGGAAATGTAGGTCGGGTATAAATAGACTTAAGAGGTTTACTGGGTGACGGGATGTCCGCCACCCGCGCTCGAGAACATCTGCTCCTGCGGGTCTCACTCCTTTTCGGCGTCATCTCCCTGGAGAGGTTTCTCTCCGGGGAGGGGCGCTATATCTCCGAACATCGGCTGACCGTAGGGATGACCTTCCTTCTGGACCGCGAACATACCCATCATCTCCCTGAGGGTGGGCATAGCAGATTTTTTCAAAGTGGTGTCGTAGCCCA